GCCGTTCATGCTCTGAAAATAGGTCAGCCTGCAACCCGGTGGAAGCGCTACGGTGTAAGAGCCTGTTTTCTGGTTCTGGGCCAGCTGGAGATAGCCACAAACGCTGACAGGCTTAACGCCATAGTTGTTTACCTTGCCTGAGGCGTCCCATGTCTGAACTCCATATTCCGCCATCCAGTCCTCCTGAAAAAAAAGAGGCTCCGTAAGAGGCCTCCCGTTACCATGTTCCCGTGATTCTCCCGATCTGAACCCTCAACACATTGTTGGCATCCTTGACACTGATCGTTTGATTAGTCTGCTTCATCGCCCCTTCCCCAGCGGTTGAACCGTAGTTCTCAAGCGTGCCCGTTCTGAAGTTTATGGACAGCCCAGCCTGGTTCTGAACGTAATTAACCGAGCTGATTGTTTCAGCCAGTTTCGCTCGGGTGATAGTGGCATCACCTATTACCGTATCCCTGATAATTACCTGCCCGTTCTGGATAACGAACGGTAAGGTCACCGTGGCTCCGGCCTGGTGAGTGACGGCGAAGCGGTCAGCCAGGAAGATGACCTGCGACTGCATGCCGGACGGCGTATTCTCTACACCGATCCCCATCCCTGCCGCATAATACTGGCCATTGCTGGATAACTCGACCTTGATGCTGTACATCGCCTTCAGGTCGCCATTGACGTTCGCAATGGCCTGCGCGTTGGTGGTGATCGCTGAGGTATGTCCGTTGATGGTCGCCGTGATGCCGTTTATCTGCGTGGCGGTGGCCTGCTGGTAATCGGAGAAGGTCTGGTTCAGGCTGTTGATGGATGCCTTGTTGCCGTTCACGTCAGTCTGCAAACTCAGCAGCGAACGCGCCGTTGCCTCCCTGTCGCTTGCCATGACGTTATCAAGACGATCGATGCTGGCCTTGCTGTCACCGTACTGCGCGCTGAGTCTCACCCGCTGATCAACCTGCGCCAGCGTACTCGTTATTAGCGCGATAGCGTTATTCTGGATGCCGCCGCTGGCAGTATCGGTTCTTGCTCCCAGTTCCTCCAGACGGGATGCCATTGATGAAGTCGTGTCGGTGACAACCTGTCGCAACGTGGTGATATCAGCAGTATTTTGCGAGCTGGCTTGCTCGGCCGCATCTGCCTTACCTGATGCAGCGTCAGCTTTACTCGAAGCCGAATCAGCTTTATCAGAAATGACCTGAGTACTCGCAGTGAGCTGGTCAACAGCAGTAGCCCTTGCCTGAGCTTCATCTGACAGAGCCTGCCTTACCTCGGTAACTCCTGCCTCGTTCTGCGCAGTTTTTGCCTCAAGACGGGTAACATCCGTTACGCGCGCCTCCGTTTCAGTAGCGATCACCTCCCGGAGCTGTTCGAATGTCGCAGAGTTAGCGCCCTGTTGGGCTGTCTGGCGCACGATAACATCGGCAATAGCCAGCGCGTTGCCGATGATTGCTTCTGCTGTCTGCTTATTCGAACCTACGGCGGCAGCCAGCCCATCGGCGTTCTCCTTAATTGCATCAGAAAGCTCGGCCAGTTTCTCGTTACTGTCTACAGCACTTTCAATCAGATCCTTAAATACCTCGGAATCTTTAATCTCCTCCAGGATCGCATCGGTGATATCGGATACATCAATGCTGGCCTGCCCGCGCACAAAGTCTGTATACCCTGATTCGTTTCCGCTTCGATCTACGAGCTGCGCCCGGTACCAGAAAGTCTGCCCTGCCTTAAGGCCCATCTGCTGATACTTGCGCTGCGGATAGGGTACGTCTGCCAGCAGCATCGCATCGTCTTCCGTCCCGGTCAGGCTGTACTGAATTTCCGTCTTCAGCGTGTCGTCGGTGTTCGCCGGGAATCCCCAACTAAGCTCGATACCGAAAACCACATTATCAGAAGCGATGAAGCCGACCGGTTTCGGCGGATTGCCCACTTTACCCGTAAGATTTACTTCTGATGATGTCACCCATACTGATGAAACGTCGCTGGCGTTCACCGCCCTGACACGGACCAGATAGCGACCCGAGTAGATACCCTGCACTTCAAAGCCGAGAGAAGACGTTCGGGGCACACTAATCCAGTTGCCGCTGTCACGCCGCCATTCCGCCTCGTACGCAACTGCACCCTGAACAGAATCCCAGGCAACGCGCATAGTGGTAATCGCAATGTTCTGGTTAACCGTAGAGTAACTGTCTACGACAATATTTCCTGGGGGAGCCTGAACCCCCGGTGGAATGACACTGACTGGCCGCTCGTCCAGTCTTGCGCCGGTATCAACAGCGGAATAGATATCAGGGTTGTAAGTCGTCCCGGTGACCTCGAAAGTGCCGTCGTTGTTGTCCCGCGTTCCCGTAACACGGAAAAGCGCTATAAACAGATCGTCAGAGTCCACACCCCAGTTACATTCAGCCTCCGGCGTTTCGCTGTAGGGTGTGGTGACAGTGACTGTGTTTCCGTTAACGGCCTGGACGGTTCTGGCCTGAGCTGTGCCTGATGGAAGATTCAAAAACAGCCGGTTCCCGGCCTTCACATCAGCGGCGCGATCGAGGGTTATGTTGCGGCCGTTAACCCCACTCACCCTGCCGCCGATAGTTCTTCCGGCCAGCTCGTTAGCAGCCACGCCGATCACCTCCCCGACAGGTGGAACGTCCATGCCCGTGCTGAAGGTCACCACCTCGCCGATACCGTTAGTGAGCAGCGCCCAGCGCCCCCGCCGGTTTGCCTCTGACTGCCTGGTGCAGCCGATCGCAGTCATTTCGAGCTGACGATAATCGAAGCGCATGGCCAGATCGTTATCGTAAACAGGCTCAGGCGTGTCTTTATAGTGGTTGGCAGGGTCTGACCAGTTCACCAGCGCGGCAGTGTTTCGGGTGGTTTCACTCGGATCCGCAAAGGTAAATTTTCCTTCAACAACGCTGGCGTGGTTATAGATGTGCCACACATCCCGTGGCATATCAGCCAGGACATACATCTTATTGTCGCCCCAGTACGTCATGCCGCGAAATATACCCGCCAGATCACGAAGTACAGTCCAGGCGTCATTACGGTCCTGGATATAAACGTTGCAACGAAAACGAGGCTCCGTCCCACTTCCGCCCTTGCCATCTGGTACCAGTTGATCGCAATACTGGGCGATGCGATAAAGCTCCCATTTGTCTATCTGAGTCGCATCAATTCTTTGACCCAGCCCGAAGCGCTCGTTCAGAATGATGTCGTAATAAATCCAGGCAGGATTATCCGTCCATGCCCATTTAAATACGCCCTCCCATGTACCAGAATAAGTGCGGGTTTCGGGATCATAAGTATCAGGTACACGGATGATTCGCCCTTTCGGATTACACACAACCTGAGGAATGCCATTAGGGAACTGCGTTGCGTCAAACTCTACATACAGCAGCGCTGTGTTAACGTAGCGAAGTTTGGCGTCAATAATTTCAGTAACGGCCACAACGCGCATGGTGTCGACGATATTCACGCTCGTGGAATCCGGCGTGATTCTGCGAACCCGCAACTGCCATCCAGTCGAGGCTTTCGGAAGATTGACGCGGTGACTGCGCTCATAAAGCGACGTGGTTTTGTCATCAACAGCACCGTTAACCACCGTTTCATACGGCCCGCCATCGACCGACAGATCGATAGCATACTCTACGCGGGTGCCGACTTTATCGCCGTTGTTTTTCTGGAGTAAAAGAGTTGGCCATCCCAGGCGAATTCGCAGCGCAGAGAGCTGCGTGTTGGATACCGCGCGCACGTACGGCACAGCCTGTTTCAGCTCGTATGAAACCTGAAGTTCGTTTTCAATGCCGGGGAAGCCCTGAATGTAGTCCTGGTCCTGAGTACCGGAACGGAACTCATATTTCACATTATTGAAGTTATAACTTCCGTCGGCGTTCTGAAGAGGCGTGTAGGAAGATGAGTCACCAAGAAAAATGTTTTTACCATCAAGCCCGCCAGCGAACTCACCCTCTCCAAGCGCAATCAGCACCTTTGCCCTTGCAATGGACTGAATGCTGTCCGGTGCTTCAATGGGTGTTCGGGTCTGATTGCTGCCACCTTTACCGCGGCCTTTGATGATTGTCGTCGTCATATCGCGTCCATAAAAAAGCCACCGTCAGGTGGCTTGCAGTACGTGGTTTGGTTTATTGCTGATCTTCTGCATAAACCCCGGCGGATATAATGGCGCCGCCAATTTCCCGTTGCCCATAAAGCAGGGGAACGGGATTGCCAGATGCTGTCGTGTTAACGGGACCACCAAACGCATAGGAGGGTTTGTTATCAGGTTCCTGACGCATTCGCAGACCTGAAACCTGAGGAGAGAGCATCTGCACTACACCACCAACGGCCATAGAACCAGCTGCGGCATATAGTGCCATTTGTGTGCTTGCTGCCCATCCTATTGGGTTCCACCAGGTAAAGGCCGCAATTGCGGCGGCAGTAACAATTTGAAAGAGCCCCGCCCTTTTACTACCGCGTATGACAGGGATAATACGGAGCTCATCACCAGGCCCAAGAAGATCAAACTCTTCCTTGCCTATGTTTATTTGGTTTCGGAAGATGACAAAGTCCAGCCCTTTCGCTCTGGTCTCTCGCAGGTAGGCATCAAATCCGTCAATGGTGTTAGAAAGTGCCCTGAACACTTCGCTGGCCGACGTTAGTGCGCGGCGATGTGTCCTGCCAAATCGCTGAGCCATTGAGCCGCTGAGTTTGATAACGGTTTTTCTTTCCATTACATCAAATCCTTATAACGCAGAATTTTGATGGTACGGTCACGGTAATAGCCACCGTAGGGAATACGCTGGCTTAGCTGGCCATACATGTGATGCAGTAGCATGTTGCCATCAAGCAAAATCCCGGCATGGTTCGGGACGGTGGACTGAACCTGCATGATAACCATGTCACCTGGCTGAGCGGGACCGTCGTACTCACGAAAACCGCATTCCTGCCAGTTGTCCATATAGAGGTTTTCACCCTGCTCCCACCAGTGGCGATCTACGCTGTAGTTGGGCAGTTCAATGCCGTGTTCGATGCGGAAATAGTCCATGATGAGAGACCAGCAGTCTGCATATCCGAGAACAAACTGGCGCCCTGTGAGGGGTCGGTCTCCGCGAGGCATGACGGTGCGAATGTCGCCCTCCGGCCACGATGCAATAATCCACGGCAGTTCCGTGGCATCACACATCAGCATGTCGAGCTCGCTCGGTTGGGTTGTTGCCCCGTCGCCGGGGTGACTGTGGACGATCGCCACCACAGTTCCCTGCTCTTCGGCGGCCGCATAATCCTCATGATTGAGTTCAAATTGCTCAGTCGGCGACTCAGCATTATTTTTGCAGGGGATGTATTTCTCCACCCGCCCCTTCTGAATAACCACGCCACAGCACTCCTCGGGGAAGGATGCGGCGGCATGCGCCAGAATGGCGCTAACTGTTTTGTCGCGCATGATTATCCTCTCAGAAGTGAAGCCCCGGGGAACCCGCCATAATCCAGCTGCTCATTCTCTCCGAAACGAGGTTTGCAGCCCGTTGACAGCAGTCCGGAGCAAACATCCTGTGAAGGATCATCCACCCGGTTGCCGTCTTTATCGAACCAGCCGTTTTGCCCGGCGTAGGTGCAGCCATTCCCGGTTTTGTACCAGCCCCGCATGCACCACGTGCACATTGGCTGAATTTGCCGGGTCGGAATGAGTTGCCCGCGCAGATCGGCTGGACTGGAAAGCTCAAACTCTACGGTTTCATCGTCTGATCCTGATTTACGGTCGATGTAATAAACCTGTTTGCGCTCCTCGTTGGGATTCGCAGTCGGGTTCCCGTCAGGAAAATTTCTTACGTCCAGATAGTGGGCGAAGGTGTCATGGATGATCACCTTTGCTTTAGCCATCCCCTGAAATCTTCGGCACAGCGCGCCAATCGTGCCGCTGATGTTTGCAACGGTGAGAGACGGCCGTGAACTCTGGCCGTCACTGCTGACAGATATGCCGGTCAGTTCATACGGCCACGCGCCATACTCCTGCCCCTGCCACCACACCGACTTCGGCTCAAGTTTTGACTCGTCGCCGCCTGCGGCGATGATTTCCGCCTCGGTATGGGGGATTGTCTCGTTGTGAAAGCGAAGAATACCCGCACCGAACGCTGAGCCGTCCACCTCGATCAGGCGGACGCGCTTACCCGGTTCCAGTTTCTGGACATCAGATGAAATACTCATGGATGGTATGCCTGTATGAATGTGCTGCTGAGGGTGTATTTTTTGTTGCCGTGGGTAGATATCTGGAAGGATTCCGCGCGCCATAAACCTGAAGGCTCAAGCGGCGGCTTCCAGATAAATGACTTCCACCCTGTATGTCTGTTCAGAAAGTTTTTAATGGCCTGAATGTAAGCCTCGTCGCCGGTAAAGCTCACGCTCCACTGAGGTGTTACCGGGTTGATGCCGTCCCCGGCCACCTGTGTATAGCCATCGCCAAACTGCGCCTTTCGGGTACGAAAACTTGTATCAACCTGAGAGGCAACCTTTGGGCACCAGCTGAAGGTTTCGACTGCCATGGTTAAACTCCCTTGATTAATCGCCACAGAGGCGAGCCCGGCATGCTGGCCTGTTCGTTAATGACACCAGTGATGGCATCCTTAAGCTGCCTGCCTGCTGCTCCGGCAGTACCCTGACTGGACGCCTGTGGAGAACCGCCCTGAATATTGATATCGCCGAAGTTAACTGAAGGCACGCCGCCAGAGACCTGCGGCATCCCTACTGCGCGAACAGCAAGATCACCATTAGGTGCCCGCGTAAGCGGCATAATGGCTTCCGGACCAGCCTCGGCAAAAACCCCTGCGCCTTTGGCAAAAGCAAACAGCTGAGGCGTCTGAAAAACGCCATTGCTGTAAGCGCTCAGGGACGGAGAGTCGTAAACATTACCCTTCGCATTAAATGTGAAGTTCGCGCCAGCATTCTGAATAGCGGTACCGCTGCTGGCGGTTGCGGCTGACGAGGCACCAAAACTGAACAGTGATCCAATTGAGCTGACACCATTAGCAACAGCCATGTTCACCAGAACGTTCTGGATAATCTTCAGTACGCTCACGCCCCAGTCCTTCCAGCTGTCAACGTTGCCATTAAGCATGTCGGTGATCGTGGTGACCGCCCCCCCCATGGCCTGCTTCATGCCGTCAGCGGCCATGGAAGAATAGTCAGTAGCTTCGTCCACCCAGTTCGCATAACCCTCAGACAGTCCCGTCATCCAGTCGTCACGCTGCGCATCAGAAGCAGTGTAATATCCCTCCTGGTCGCGCAGGCGCTCTTCTAGGTAGCGCTTATTAAGTGCCAGCCCCTGCTGATAGAACGTCTCGTCGATTTCACCAGCCTGACGCTGGCGGAGAAGATCGGTATTCTTCTGCTCAAACTCCTTACGCAGATTGAACTGCTCCTGAAGTCTTTCACGGAACCTGGTTCCCTGCCCGTAGCCCAGCAGTTGCGCTTCATTGGCTGCGCGGGCGCTGGCGTTACTGTCAGCAAGGTTGGCTTCGTAATTTCGCAGTTGCTCACGCAATTTAACCTGGTCAATCAGCGCAGCATTCTGCAATACCGTCTTTTTCTGGGCTTCTGTCAGAGAAGCAAGTTCGCCCTGGCTGACCTGGTATTTAACCTTCGCCAGTTCAGTATTCTGGCCTTGCAGGGCAATCTGCTCTTTTTGCTGCTTGATAAGGCGCTTATACACATCCTCGGTTTTCTCGCCTTCGGTTTTACCGCCCTTCGCCTTAGGTTTGTTGGCCTCATTATTCCGCCATTCAGCAAGACCGTTATTAATAAACTCCTGACGGCCTGTCTGGAATTGCGGATCACTGGTTAACCCCAGGTCATCGGCTGCATAACTCAGACGCAGGCGCTCTTTGGCCTCACCCTTCAGGCGTGACAACTCAAGATCCCGACGGCTCTTTTCGAGGGCATCGGTTTGCTTTTTGTCGAGGTCGGCCTGAGGAAGTCTGAGAGGGACGTTCGCCAGCCCTTGCCGAGCCATTAATAGCTGATTTCCCAGCCCCAGCAGACGGTTAAATTCGTCATGCTGCCCATTCATCAACAGGAGAGATTGATAAGCCCGGTTTTGATTAGCAGCCTCTTCTCGAATGAGTGCCACCCGGCGATGTTCAAGCCCTTCCAGAACCTGTTGAATAGAAGCGGATTCTTGCTGCATCTGAGCAAGTCTTTCTTGCTCAACAGATAACTGCTCTGTAGCCGTAGCCAGCCCACGAGTCACAGTGTCCAAATATGTCAGGTGGTTAATCATGAAACCACCGCTGGTAGTTGGACCGGGATTACTAATCACTGACTGATAACCAGCTATCTGCTCTTTCAGGCTTTCAACCTTGCTCTTTTGTTCATCAATTAGCCTGTTTTGTTCATTCAGTGCGGCACGAGTTTTCTCTGCATTATCTGAAGCTTCAGGAAGGGTCATTGCCCTCGTCTTTTTACTGACTTCATCTATCGTGCTGGCATACTCCTGAGCAGAGCGCCGAGCCTGCTCCTGATTTTGATACACCGCATACCAGGCACCGGCTCCAAGCATCACCAATCCCGGCACGCCGCCAATGAGCCCGAGGGCACTGCTTAAAAGGCGGGTGCCAACAGATGTGACACTATTGAGATTGCTTTGGGTGGTAACACGATTTGCAAGGTTCCGGTCTCTGGCGGCCTCCGCGGAAGCCAGGCGTCTTTCAGCGATAGCCTGTGCATCGGCGTTTTTTGCTGCCACCAGACCTGCCTGCGCACGCTCAAGCGCTGTTCTGGCTCTGACTTTCTCTGTAGCAGAACCGCTGGCTAGAGCGGTAGTCAGCCTGGCCTGGGCTGCAGTGACTTTTGCTTCTGCCGCAGCAATTTTCTCTTGCTGCGCAGCCTGAACATCTGCGCTACGCGATCTCTGTACAGCTTGCTGAGCCCTATAAACCTCCGCCCTTGAGGCGGCAACGGCAGACTGCGCAGCCTTATCCTGTGCAACGGCAAGAGCAACCTCTGACTTAGCCGCAGAAATTAGCGCGCCGGTTGCGCTCGTGGCGCTAGTTACTACTCCACTGAGATACCTTGCCAGCCCAACGCCAACAAGTGCACCCGCCACTGTTGTGATCGTGGACATATTGTCTGCAACATCACTTAGTGCGCCGCTTACTGCCGAAGAGGTAAATGAATCAAGCGTTTGGGCAACTCCGTCTAGGCCACCAGATAGCGCATCGGTAGCACCTGTAGCCTGGTTGACACCTCCAACCCATGCCATGAACGAGTTTGTGACTTTTTGCAGGGATCCGGAAACTGTTTGCGGCATGCTGGCAAACTCACCCTGTAATGAGCCCAACTGGCTCATTAATGCAGGAACAACCTTATCAATCGTAAGTTGCCCCTGGTCAGCCATGCTCTTCAGGTCTTTGCGGGCCACGCCCATTCCGGCGGCAAGTGCGCGGATAACACGATCACCTGCTTCGTTAACGGCGTTGAATTCTTCACCGCGAAGAACGCCCTGCGCCAGAGCCTGGCTGAATTGAGTGATAACAGAACTCGCTTCCTGAGTATTAGCCCCCGAAAGTTTAAGGCCGGTAGAAACAGCTTCGGTAATTTTCAGAACTTCGTCAGAGCTATACCCAAACTCACGCATTGAAGCAGCTGCGCGTGAAAAAAGGTTTGCGTTGTCTGAAAACGCGGTGCCAGTTCTTTGGCTGATTTCCATTAACTGGCGCTGAGAGGCAGCAAAATCATCAGCTGAAGATGATGCCTGCTTAAGACGGGCGTTTACTGAATTCCACTCATCAGCAATCTGCACGAGCTTACCAGTCGCAAAAGCGGCCGTAGCAGCAGCAGCGGCTCTTCCTGCCGATGCAAACCCAGCGGTCAGATCAGATAACGCCCTTTCGCTCTCTCGGGCGGCAGCGGCAGCCTGACGGCCACCATTTTGCATGGTGCGGTAATAATCCTGCCCCATACGTGAAGCGCGGGAAATTTCCGTCTGGAATGATTGCGAGTTAGCGGAAATTTTGATTATTAACTCACGTAAAGTTGCCATTTAGTCTAACTCCAGACGTAAAAAAACCGCCGAAGCGGTTTTATTTTTATTGTTTCCAGACCTTTTGCCTGGCTTCTTCGAGGTATTCTTCATCAGTCTTAACCGGTGGGGAATCGACTGCTAAATCACTACCACAGTGCTTACATTTAATAGCTTCGCTTTTGATTAACTCTGCACAGAATGGGCACTTCTTCATACCATCGTTTTCAATTAAGTCTTTTTCTTCTGCCGCAACATCCTTCTTTATTACCAAAGAATGTACAAAAGCAATTATAAATAGCAGAGCACCATACACCCACCATGCAAAGAAAGATCTTCCTTTGCTTTGAGCAATTAAGGCTGGAATTAAGCCTATAACAATTGAAACTAGTAAAATTTCCATTTTGGTTCCCCAGCATTATCAGTCTAAGAATCCTAATATTATCTGGGTCAAAAGTCACTGCGTCGCGGCAGTAAGTGCAGCCTCAAGCCCTGCAAACGGGTCATTCGGTTCTGATTGCTCCTCACCACCCCAGCGCAGGATCGCATCGTCCAGCGGTACTTTTGCCCCCTGCGAACCGTAGATGGCAGAGACGATCTGGGCGGCCTGAATGTCACCGCGAATATCGCCAACCGGACTTTGCCTGTCGTACTCAATCCACATCAGAAGCTCGCTTGCCGTCATATTCTGCCGAAGCTCTGAGAGCGTGCGCCCCATCCGGAGCGCAAGCGACATCAGAAACTTTACGCCGGGGGTTGAGACTTTTCCCGCGCTTCGTCCGCGTTGTTGATCAGGTCAAGCGCCTGTTTGAGCAGGCGTGAATGGACGGGGCCGTAGATTTCACGCACCTGCTCTTCTTCGTCTACGCTGAATACCGGTTGCTTATCGGTGTCGCACAGGACGTCAATGAAGAGCACCACGTCAGCGCAAAGATTACGGTGTGCCTTTTCCGATACCGACACATTTTCATCATCAGCACCCGCTTTCACCACTTCCTGCCAGCGAAGCCAGGCTTCACCGGATGGCTCACGGAGAACCACTTTGACGCCTTCCCACTCAGGAACGGCGACCGTCTTATGACGAAAACCCGACATCTTAGCCAGGGCGAGATTTTTAATATTCTTCATGCGACCTCTCAGGAGCCAGACTCGATGTTTTCAGGCTTACCTTTCAGGCGCAGGGAGAACGTTGCCGCCACTACGCCGTTGGTACCGGAAGACCAGGTGTGCTGGCGGATTTCAGCCAGGAACTTAAAGCCTTTGCCGGACGGGAAAATGACCTGGAAAGCGTAGGTCGTATCGTTGTCATAGGCCTCACGCAAGGCGTCCTGCGCCGGATTCTTGTAGAAGTTGCCGGACAGAGAGATTTCTGACGGAGAAGGCAGGCCGTTGATGTTCTCCTGCTCGGTAGAGCAAAGTGTTGTTACGTCGATATCCTGCTTCTGACCACCGGTGAACTGAATTTCTTTGATGGTGCAACTCAGATCGAGGAAGGTTGCGGAATCCATCGTTTCTTTGGTGGCTGGCAGGGAGGAAATAAGGATCTTCGTCAGCTGCGATTTTTCATAAAGTGCAGACATAGCTGTCTCCTGGAAAAAGAAAACCCGCCATCAGGCGGGTTCGTTGGGTGAATTAATTGTCAGGGGGTAACTTTAAAATCCAGGGTGGCACGGTAGAGCCGATAATCTGGCTCGTAACCGGGGATTTTTACCACCTCTGTAGGGTTTAAGGGCTTCAGCGAAGCGAGCGCCAAATCTCTCAGGGTGCGTGATTCAGTGATCGTAGTGGAATACACATCTACCTGAATGGAAACCCTGCTCTCTGCCTGGCCGCACAGCACGTCAGCGGAAACATCATCGACGATGGAAAAAATAATCCAGGGCGGAGAGACTGAAGGCTTTCCGTCACTGCCGAGAGGCGCAACGTAGGGATAAACCTGCCCTCCGGCCAGCGGCGCCAGCAGAGGATAGAGATCGTCTTCCGTCATTTGCTTAATGCCTCGTCAATGGCCTGGTTCATGCGCCTGATCGCGACCTCTGTCGCCTGCTCCTGACGGACGTCAAACGCGGGACGAATGAAAGGATGTGGCGGCATGTTGGCAGTTCCCATTTCAACGAATCGCCAGTAAAAGGCGTTTCTCGGGTTATTCGCCTTCATCGTGTTATCGCTGTTTCCGGTGCGCAGGTTAACGCCACGAATATGGACGCCGGAAGAAATCTCCCCGCGGCGGCGGCTTTTTTGGGTAACAACCACCACGTTTTTTTTCAGTTTTCCGGTGCGTACCGGTGCACGTGCGATCACTTCGTCCTTAAGCACCTCCGCACCGGCGCGCGTGGCATCACGAAGAACCTTATTGTTTTCAGCGCGGCTAAGCGCCTCCAGATCCTTTGCGATGTCATTCAGGCCGGAAAAATCGAGGCTCGTCTCAATCATTTTTCGATCCCCTGCTTACAAAGAATTTCGAGCTGAATGCCGCGAGAATCAGGTATCGGCGGACCAATGATATTTAAAATGACACCCTTGAACGGGCCAGTCACAACCCTGAGTCTTGACGCAGCAGTTATATCGTTACGAAATCGAGTCCATACCCTGATAGTGGCTACAGCCGTTTCTGCACCTGCCGCTACAAGCTCACGCCCGCTGATACCTTTAACTTCTGCCCATGTAGTCGCGCCGTCATGCCATGTTTCAACAGGCTGACCAGAAGGGTCTCTGGATGTTGTGATGTTCTGAATTACCACCCTGTCTCTCAGTCTTCCGGCCTGCATACCCCCTCCTACAGTCCATAAATACGGTATGGCTGCAATAGCGCTTCCACAGCAAAAGGTACGGCTGAAGCTATGTTCCCGATGTTTACCGCTTCCCTGTTTGCATACCAGTGACCGATAAGCAGTAGCATGGCTGCCTTCACATCATCATTGAGCAGTATCGGGTCCGGGTCGTCAGCGTAGCCAGGGCTGCTTTCCTTTTCATAGAGCGTTCGGCGTGTCCATGTCTGGACGTACCGGGCCGCTGCACCTGTGTAAATCTCCAGCAGAGCATCATCACCCGTAAAGTCGGTATCAATGCGGCAATGCTGTTTCACCACATTCTGATCAAGCATTTGTTTGCCCCGAAAAAAAGCGGCCCGAAGGCCGCAATAGTTATCAGCTACCCGCGCCGGTGCTGAATGAACCGTAAACGAACGCCTCAGGGCGTTTCACAGCCAGCGCCAGACGTTCTTCGCAGCGAATGGAGATCATGTTTTTCTCGAAGTCGTCGGCGTTTTCGGTGGAGATAACCACGTTGGCATCTTCACGATCGAACAGTTGAGCTGCGGCATTGAATGCGCCTGTCAGGAATTTGCCCTGGAAAGCTGCTGCCTCAGTTGCTACCACCGGAAGCCCCCAAAGCGTAGGGCCAGTCAGAGATGCCGGGTTAGCCAGGATATAGCGGCCCAGACTGTCTTTCGTGAGCTCAATTTTCGCCCAGTCGATGAAGTGCAGAACGTGGCCAGATGCAGGGAAACGAGCCAGTTGAGCCTGAAGCATTGCCAGGCGCAGATCATCAATCCCGTTCTGGCTCTCAACAGAAAATGCCGGGTCGAATGCTGAGGCCTGAGGAACGATGCCGTGCAGGTGCACACCAGTTCCGTCGCCGAACAAGATTTCCTGTTCCTCAACATATTTCAGGCCGTAACGCATCTCAGCGTCAACCGTAGACTGGAGTTGAGCGAAATCGTCAAGGATCTGCTTGGATGCCTTAAACATGTGCGCGATGGTTGTCACCGGCGTGATTTTAGTTGCGAATTCAATATCGCTGTAAGGTTTGGCAGTCCCCTCTGCAACGACTTTCGCTGCATTGGTAAAGCCCGTTTGCTGCACCCAGAAAATAGCCGGTGAAGATGTGCGGCCAGGCGCAATCAGATCACGAATGAAGAGACGCTGTTTTGGTGCAGTGTCGATGCCAGGCAGTCGCTGTGGTTCAACCACGCCATCTGCAACATCTGTAGAAAGCAAGGCCGCGTGAACTGGGACGCTTACGCGCTTATTGCCTTCAACGCTCGCGGCAAAGGCCTTCAGCGCCTCGCTATTAATCACCACCTGTCCAACAGTTTCGGTAACTTTAGCAGCGTTGTTCAATGGCATTTGGGCAACATGCTGTTCCAGCTCACCAAGGCTGGCCTTAAGGGTTTTTTCAGCTTCCTTAAGAGCGTTGAGCTCTGTCGCCATTTTATCTACAACATCTTTGGTCTGAGCTGAGAGCTGACCATTCTTTTTCGCTTCGGTCAGTGCCTCTTCTGCTTTCGCGTTGAATTTGCTGGTTGCATCTTCAATGCTGGCAGTGACTTTTTTCAGAATTTCGTTTACTTCAGACATAAATGGTCCTTATTTGACTAACGCCGCAAGAGCGTTTTCAAGTGAATTGAGGGTTTCAGGTTTGATATCTTCGGCAGCGCCCGGCGTACCGTCGTTGGTGGTGACAGCGCCAGGCATGCCACCGGATAAGGCTTTAATGAGTTTTCTGCGCTCAGAGCGCGGGGTGTTGGTTTTAGCCAGCAGCGCATCAAGTTTGCGAAGCGCGGCCGCAGGTGATTCATCGCCATCACTGACCGCATCAGCAGAAAGCAGGCTGTCTGCCAGTCCCTTCGCCACAGCGTCACTGCCACCGATATAACTCTCGGCGTCCATCAGTTTCTGAACAGCTGCCATATCAAGGCCGGAACGCGCCGCGTAGATGTCTGCCATAGCGTTATCGAAGGGCTCCAGAGACTGTGACAGTTCCGCAAAGTCATGGCGGTTACCCATCGCGTAGACCCAGCAGTTGTGGATCATCAGGAAGGCACCACGACCGATCTGAATATCATCCCCGGCCATCGCAATGACTGAGGCGGCGCTGGCGGCAATACCGAGCACCTTCACCGTCACACGGCCTTCGTATTCTCGCAAAAGGTTGTAGATTGCCAGGCCTTCGAACATGTCACCGCCAGGGGAGTTGATATTGACCGTGACGTCGGCGCCATTCATCGCCCGTAGCGCACCGGCGATACGTTTGGCTGTTACGCCTTCACCCCAGTAGTCCTGCCCGATCACATCAAAAACAGAAATACTGTTGTCGTCGGTGGCCGCAGCCTTGATCCCGCCATCCCAGCGTTCCATGGCGGAGGGTAAAGTTTCACAGGTGACCCGCGCGCAGGGGCGACCCGCCGGTGCTGCCGGAAGTTGTTTTTTGCTCATCAGGAAAATGCTCCTAAGCGGCCTGTTTCAGCGGAGATTGTTCAAAGGAAATGTCAGGGAATATGTGGTTATGCAGTTCTCTCAGGGCCAGAGCCTGAACAGCAGGATTGCTGCTTTCGAGATTTTTCAGTTGCGTCAGGTTGAGCTGAACGGTGTAAATGTCACCCCCTTCAATCGGTGGCATATTCTCAAGACGGCGCACATCATTGCGGGACATCCACCCATTCTGGAGCGCGCTGGTATAGTACGCAGCACGGCCCGCGCTGTCGGCGCGCAGCAGTCCTTCTACGGAGAACTCCGCGAACACCTCATCATCGCTGTCCAGGAGGCACCGTCCAATTTCCTGTTCGATGTTCACCAGCAAAGGTCGCAGGGTGTGCGTCAGGAAAAGAAGGTTCATACCCTCCAGACTCGAAGCCCAGCTGCTCTGCTTTGTCGTATGCCCAACCATATAGGGCGGAACGCGGAACCAGCGGCAGATTTCCTCAATGCTGAATGAACGGCTTTCAAGAAGTTGCGCAGCCTCCGGGTTCATTGTGACGTTCTGGTAAGTTAATTTATTTTCCAGAACCATCAGCTTTCCGGCATTTTTTGAACCGATAAATGACTGAAGGTTCTGGCGCAGTCGATCGCGCTGCTCCTTCGTCAGTGCATTTTCAGAGGACAAAAATCCGGTGCTCTGAAGGCCATTCTCGAAAATTTTTGCTGCCGCTTCATCCACCGACATAGCAGCGCCAAATACATCAACGCCCGCCATCGTTGGCATCATCCCACAAACACCATCCAGCCCGAATCCGCGAATGTGCATCATGTTTTTAACTGGAATGATGCGTTCGTTTCCGTTTTCAGTGTATTTGTATTCCAGCGCTCCGGTAGTGAGACGTTTAACCACCATGTTCTGCGGCAACAAAGGCACCAGCGAAACCAGGCGGTTTGCGATGAACTTCTTCTCAATGAAGGCATTCCCACGAAGACAAATACTGGCTACTACCATCAACATAAAGCGGGATGGCGTCATTTCTGAGTTAGGGCGACGGCACAGCACCGAATAGGCCGGGTGATCGGTCGCAGCCTTTCGAGACCCGTCAGGCTGGCGCACGTATATTTTCAGTGGGAGTGTTGAAATGGACTCACTCAACAGCCTGACACAAGCCCAGACAGCAGAGAGCTTTATCGCTTTATCAGCGGTAACAACCTTTCCGCTGCTACTGGTGCCATACCATTCACGCCAGAATTCACCTGTCGTGAGACTGATTGGTACTCCCAGCCAGTTTAACAGGGCGCTTTTTACACGCCCGGGTTGTTTATTCTTAGCCATCAGATACCCACTATGATCGGTTCGTCAAAAAATCCATCGACATCGCCCTCATCCCCAACATCCCCTTCAGATGCACCAATAGCCATAGCAGATGCCACTACGCCATCAATACGGCCGGTACTCTTTTTCTTGGCAAAGATCCGGTTTTCTTTCTGATCGGCTTCGGTTACTGCTGATGCAGCATTCCAGCGCAGGCAGGGATTGGTTTTGATGATGATGTCGCCGTCATCCAGCCGCTGTTCGAACAGCTCAATAGAGTGCGGCATCCATAACCCTGACTCCTGGGCTTTGTAGTACCCTTGCCCGTGAGGGATCAAAGGCACTGATACGCTGGCATCTTCCAGTTCAGGTTCAAGATATTTGATTCGATACTGGTCAAAGGCTATCGCCTTGATAAAAAACATCTGAGAAAGGTCAGCTATACGTTCAGCAACGAATCCGTACTTAACCGCTTTCCCTGGCGTGGTATGAATGTATCCATCCCGCTCCCACGCGTCATAAGGAACCCGATCCGTTTTAGCCCGATCAAGCAACGTGTCTTTCGGTGTCCAGAACTCCACCAGCAGTTTTCTTTTTTTCGGGAAAAACAGCGCCAGCGCGGTAAGGTCCCGGCTTCCAGAAAGGTCAAGGCCGCCATAACATTCCTCACCCTGCAATTCATGCAGGTCGAAGTCCTCTTCACATCCCATCCACACATCGCTGCTCATCCAGGGATTATCGGCGTCTACCCACTGACAGAAGTTGAGGCGGCGAACGATACTCTCTTTCGACGGCATGCCACGTGCCTGGGTGACCTGTTCCCTCAGATAACGGTCTGTGAAGGTGTGACCAAGCGAGGGGTTAGCTTTCTTCCAGCAGGTCTCGTCCTTAAACGGGTCCTCCCCTTCATCAAGCGAGCAGATGAACGAAAAGAAACTGTCATCCTCGATCGAACCTTCTGCTACCTTGCGCCCGTACTCGTGGTAGTCATAACAGACGCTGGTTTTATCGTGGCCGCTGTTGGTGATCATGAAAATCAGCGCCTGCCGACGTCCTTTCGTACCGGCGCGCATCATCTCAACGACCTGGTTGTTCTTATGCTCGTGAATCTCGTCAATCAGTGCACAATGCGGACGCGGACCTGACTGTCCATCATCAGAACTGATGGGTCTGAAGAAAGACCCCGTCTGAAGGAAAGCCAGGTTCCACTCCTTCCCGGCTCCGCCTGATTTATTAATCCGCTGCGCCAGCGCTGGTGACTGATCAACCATCGCCACCGCGTCCCTAAACAGGATCATGGCCTGGTCTTTTTTCGTGGCCGCGGCATATACCTCAGCACGTGGTTCTTTATCAGCTGTCAGGCAGTAGAGCCCTACTCCGCCAGCCAGCGGTGACTTCCCCGAACCTTTACCCGATTCGACATACACCATGCGAAAACGACGGTAGTTTTCAGAGTTTTTCCACCCAAATATCGAACCAACAATGAAACACTGCCAGGGAAGGAGGATAAAGGGATTACCTTCATGCTCGCCGCCGTTGAGCTTCAGCACTTTCGCGAAAAAGTCGATGGCGCGCTGCGCAGCTTCGGTATCCCAAAACAGCCCCCGGGCATGACATGATTCAAGGTCCTTAAGGTGTCGTTTACAGGCATTTCTTATATCCGGCCCGGCGATTTCCTTACCCGAAACTACATCCATGGCGTATCGCGTTGCGGGATCAACCGAAGAACTGGTTGAACGGGTCTTCTTCTTTTTCTCCACCATCCACTTTCACCTTCGTTCTGGCGGCCGGAGTGAGACCGAATTCAACCAGGTAGCTTTTAAATCGACGATCAGCGTCGGCAAGCATGGCAACCGCCGGGTTTGCTTTAATCAAAAAACCGCCTTCTGTCTGCACTGTGTACGTTCGCCCTTCATCGGCAATCGTCAGACGCAGTTGCAGAATGTCGGCGTAAATATCACAAAGACGTTCGAGCGCCAGCGTATCGGCAATGGTCAGAATTCCCATGCCGTCGAGTAGCACGGTTAGCTTTCCCCAGGCTACCTTTCCCCAGTCAGAGAGATGCTCGGGTGGACTCGGGATTTCTCGCGCCGGTGTGGGCTCTTTGTCGTTGAGTTTGCGTTTGCCCGGGTTGCCGGTTACCACTTTCAGGTGGGTCGGTTTCGGGCGTCGTCCTGCCATCGGAACCTCCCGGAAAAAAACTTTTCATTTCGCGGTTGTGCACAAAAAGGATGGGCGGCGGTCATTCAGGGTGACAGCCCTGAACTTTTACCCCGCCCTTCCCCTGTCCACTCACGAATGAGAAATATTATCGTTTGAACCAGTGTGAAGAAGGATCAAGAGGAAGGCCGCTTTCATCACAGCCGATGATAGTGCCGCGCTTCTCCATCCTCTGCTTTGTTGAGTCATGATGCTGCTTGCACAGTCCCTGCCAGTTACTGCGGCTCCAGAAGAGCTTCTGGGCTTTGCTTATGGCATCCGCATCACCAGATCGAAGAGCCTCTTTCAGTTTGTGCGGAATGATGTGGTCAACAACCGTTGCTGCTGCCACCCTTCCCTGATCCCGGCACATAACACAGAGAGGATGTGCGCGAAGGAACACCAGACGCTCTCTGTCCCATTTGCTGCCATAGATACGCGGTTCTTTATTCACGCCAGCCTCCACGCCCGGCGGCGTTCTGTACGTGGCGCTGAGTCAGGGTGACGCTCAACCGGTTCGCCGTCAGCATGGTCCACCAGCGAATAACACGGATAGATCACTGAGCCACCCCATGCATCACCCACAGCGTAATCGGCGGGCTTGCTGTTATCCCAGCGGGATAGCACGCGCTGCACATGCTTAGGCGGGACGCTATAGCAAACGCCATGAATGAGTCTCGACAGCGTGATGTAATCAGCGCGTGTCTTATCAGCCACGATTAGCCGCTCAGCAATCTGCATTTGATACTGTGGAGGCCGCCCGGTACCGAGATAAAAGCTCAGCATGTCGTCAGGGAAACGAGCCAGCCAGTCAGTTACCTTTTCGGTGAATCCCTGCACCGGCAGCGCGTCATCCTCAATTACGACAACCCGGCATGTTTGTTCTGCTGCCCACTCAAGCGCGCGGCGATGATTCCAGTTCGCGCCGTGGTTATCGTCATCAACCAGCAGATGAGCATGCAGCAGTGCAGCAAGACGTTGTGCAGGCCCTAAGCGGGTATGATGGCCGACCACCACAAACTTAATCTCTTCAGCCACCAGCGAATCTCCAATAAAAAAGCCGCACGATGGCGGCTACTGTCTGAATATCAGGGTGTTGCTTCGTTTTAACCCTGGTTAAGGTAAGCATTCAGCCCGTCAGTGGTTGGACACTGGCGCACTCTGTCGC